GTCAGCGCGGCGGATGCGGCGCAGATCGAGCGGACAGGTGATGCCATCGCGCGGCTCAGCCTGATCTGGACCGGCCTTGTGAACCGGCTGACCGTGGCCGTCGCCCCGGCACTGGAGGGTGTCGCGACCAAGCTCGCCGAGATGGCGCGCGCGACCGGCCCCATCGGGCAGGCGATCACAGCGCTATTCGACAACCTCGGGCGGCTGGCCACCTACGCTGCGACCCTTGCAGCGGTCATGGCCGGGCGCTGGATCGCCGGGATGGCGGCTGCAGCCCTGTCGGTGCGCGGCCTTGCCACCGCACTCGTGTTCCTGCGCGGGGCGCTGATCCGGACCGGCATCGGGGCACTGATCGTCGGCGCGGGGGAACTGGTCTATCAGTTCTCGCAACTTGTGACCCGTGTCGGCGGCGTGGGTGAAGCGTTCCGCCTGCTTGGCGATCTGGCCAAGGAAGTCTGGTCTCGCATCGGTCTGTCGCTGGATGCGGCCCTCGCGCGGATGGCGGCCGGATGGGAGGGGCTGAAAGCGGCCGGTCTCTCGGCGCTGGAAGGCACCATCACAGGCGTCGTCAGCTTCGGCGACCGGACAGCCGCGATCTTCCAGGGAGCCTACGACGCCGCCGTGGCGATTTGGGGCAGTCTGCCGGGTGCCATCGGCGACTTCGCCTTCCAGGCCGCGAACGGGCTGATCTCGGGCGTCGAGGCGATGCTGAACGGCGTTGTCACCCGCATCAACAGCTTCATCGAGACGCTGAACGCGGCCCTTGCGCTGCTGCCGGAATGGGCCACCGGCGAAGAAGGCGTGCGGATCGGCATCCTCGATCCTGTGGAACTGGGCCGCATCGGCAATCCCTTCGAAGGCGCGGCAACGGCCGCAGGTGCTGCGGCGGCAGATGCCTTTTCTGCAGCGCTGGCACGCACCTACCTCGAGCCGCCCGACCTCGGGCTCGGTGTCATGGCTGACGATGCCCGCGCCCGGGCTGACGGCTATCGCGAAGCGGCAGGCATGCTGGCCGATGCCGCCGGTCGGCCGCTGGCCAGCTGGCAGGCGCTGAAGGATGCGGTGACCGGCACGGGGACAGAGGCCGAGACCGCACTCGCGGATGCTGCCGCCTCGGCCGATGCCCTGGCGGCCGGGCTGAACGACACCGCCACCGCCGCCGATGGCGCGGGCGGCGCTGCGCGCAACGCCGGGGCTGCTGTGGCAGAAGGCGCGGACACGGCCCTGACCGGCTGGCAGGCCGTCACGGCGGCGCTCGCCGACTATGCCGCCAAGGCGCGCGACATCGGCGGCGATATCGGCAGCGCGCTGGTCGGGGCTTTCCAGAGCGCCGAGAACGCCATCGGCGACTTCGTGAAGACGGGCAAGCTCGACTTCCGCGATCTGGTCACGTCGATGATCGCCGACCTCGCGAAGCTCGCCGCCCGCCGTTTCATCCTCGGCCCCATCGCCAACGCCCTCTCCGGCGCGCTGGGCGGCGCGGGTGGCATCTTTGCGAACATCCTGCATGCGGGCGGGATGGTCGGCGCCCCTGGTCCGGGCCGGATGGTCCCGGCGCTGGCCTTCGCCAATGCCCCGCGCATGCACACCGGCGGTTGGGCCGGGCTGCGCCCGGACGAGGTGCCCGCGATCCTGCAACGCGGGGAACGGGTGCTCTCGCGCCGGGAGGCGGCAGGTTTCGGCCAGTCGGACGCGTCCACCGTCAATGTCACGATCAACGCCCGCGACGCCGAGAGCTTTCGGCAATCCCGCACGCAGGTCGCCAGCGACATCGCCCGCGCCGTGTCGCTGGGCCGGAGGGGGATGTGATGGCCTTCCATGAAGTCCGTTTCCCCGATGCGATCAGCCGCGGGGCGCGGGGCGGCCCGGAGCGGCGCACCCAGATCGTCGAACTGGCGAGCGGGGCCGAGGAGCGCAACGCCAGCTGGTCCAATTCGCGCCGCCGCTACGACGTCGCCTATGGCATCCGCCGCACCGACGATCTGGCCGCCGTCGTGGCCTTCTTCGAGGCCCGCAACGGGCGCCTCCACGGCTTCCGCTTCAAGGACTGGGCCGACCACAAATCCTGCCTGCCCTCGGGCACGCCCTCGCCGCTCGACCAGCCGCTCGGCACCGGCGATGGCGTCCGCACGACGTTCGCGCTCCTGAAGCGCTACGCTTCCGGTGCGCAGTCCTGGACTCGCACCATCACCAAGCCCGTCGCGGGAACCGTCCGCGTCGCGCTGGGCGGAACCGAACAGCTCTCGGGCTGGTCGGTCGACATCACCACCGGCCTCGTCACCTTCGGTTCGGCCCCTGGCGCAGGCGTCCCCGTCACCGCGGGCTTCGAGTTCGACGTGCCGGTCCGCTTCGACACCGACACGCTCGACTTGACGCTCGACCTCGAGCGCCTCGGCTCCATCGCCTCCATCCCGCTTCTCGAGATTCGCAGATGAACGACAGCGGCGTTCGCGGGGCTTACGCGGCGCCACCGGCGCCACGGTCCCCGCTCACCATCCTCGGCGTGCTGCGCGCCCGATACCTCCCAATCCTCGAAGTGCGAACGGCATGAACGATACCGGCAGCTTCATTCTCGGGGTGCTCCGCGATGTCCTGACGTCCGCCGCGGTCATCCTTGCCGCCTGGGGCGCGCTCGGCGGGGCGACCAACGCGCTGACTACGCGGATGCGCCTGCGCGACGCGATCCGGCACATCCTGCTCGGCGGGATCATCGCGGCCGGGATGGGCAGCCTCTCCATGGCCGTCGTCGCCCGCTGGCTCGACCTGCCGTCCGAGACGGTGGCGGCGGGCGGGGCAGCGGGTTCGGCCGCCTATCTCGTCGGCGTCTTCGGCCCGGCCTTCATCGAGGTCGCGCTCGCGCGCCTGCGGGGGACGGGGCCGAGACGGTGGACGCGGAAATTCTGGCCGATCCGCGCTCGCGCGCCTGCGGGGGACGGGGGACAAGGACGATGCCTGAGCTCCTGCGCCTCGCGCGCCTCATTCGCTGCGACAGCCCAAGCCCCGGGCGCCAGTTTGCCCACCGCCTTCGCGTCGGCCTCGTCGTCGCGGGGCTGATCCTCCTCCTCTCGCTCCTGAGGTGACCCCATGCAGACCAGCCCCCGCGGCCTCGTGGCGCTCGTGCGTCACGAGGGCATCGTGCCTGCACCCTATCGCGACGCCGCGGGCGTCTGGACCTGGGGCATCGGCCATGCCGAGACCTCGGGCCTTGCGCCCAATCCCCGGCTTCTACCGCGCGGCATGCCGCCCGACTGGCGCGCCGTCCTGCCCGAGACCTTTTGCCTCTTCCGCGCCCGGCTCGCGCCCTACGAGGCGGGCGTTCGGCAGGCGATGACGGTGCCGCTCAAGCAGCACGAGTGGGACGCGCTCGTGAGCCTGTGCTTCAACATCGGCCCTCAGGCGTTCGCGCGCTCGAGCGTGGTCCGCCACCTGAATGCGGGCAACCGGCCGGCGGCGGCGGATGCCTTCCGCGCCTGGAACCGGGCCGGCGGCCGTATGGTCGAGGGGCTTGTCCGCCGCCGGGCCGAGGAACGCGCGCTGTTTCTGACCGGCGGCTATCCGTCCGGGCCGATCCCCGTCTACAGCGCCGATGCCGAGGGCCGCCTCGGCGGTGTGATCGCGCGGCTGAGCGAAGCCGAGGTTCTGGCCGTGCTCGACCGCGCGGGCGGCCGCTCGCACGATCCCGCGCTACCCCCTGCATCCCCCGCACCCGGCTGGCGCGACCGGCTGGTTGCACTCTTCGCCAACCTCACCCGGAGGGCCTGACCCATGCGCTACATCCGTCCCCGATCTCTGACCTGGTGGGCCGGTCTCATGGCCGTTGCCACTGGCACCGCCACCATGGCGCTGCCCGAGACCGGGCCGCTCGCCGAGATCGCCCGGCTGGTCACGCTGCTCTCGGGCTCCGGCGACGCATCGCCCGCCGCGCTGATCGCCCTCGGCCTCGGCCTGATCGGTCTGCGCGACCGGCTCGAGCGCGGGTTCCACGGCCGTGATTGAGTTCCTGATCGGCATGGTCCTAGGCGGGATCATCGGCGTCATGGTCGTCGCGCTCTGCGTGGCAGCGTCGCGGGGGGATGGGGCATGAAGAGCCTTCCTCCGGCGATGCAGGCGCATCTCATTGAGGGCACCACGACGCTGGTCTGGTGCTGGCGGATCACGCGCGCCGATGGCGTCGCCTTCGGCTTCACCGATCACGACCGGACGCTGAGCTTCGAAGGGACCGACTTCGAGCCCGAGAGCGGCTTCACCGCCTCCGAGGTGCGGGCAGGCTCGGACCTGTCGGTCGATGCGCAGGACGCCGAGGGCGTGCTGTCCTCGGATCGCATCACCGAGACCGACATCCTCGACGGCCGCTGGGACAATGCCGAAGTCGAGCTCTGGCGGGCGAACTGGGCCGATCCCGGCCAGCGCGTGCTGCTGCGCCGGGGCGCCATCGGGCAGGTCCGGCGCGGGCGGGTGGCCTTTGTCGCCGAGGTGCGCAGCCTCGCCCATGTGCTGGGCCAGACCGTCGGACGGACCTTCCAGGCGGGCTGCGACGCCGCGCTGGGCGACGGCCGCTGCGGCGTGAACCTCGAGGCGGCGGCGTTCCGGGGCGCGGGCGCGGTCACCGACCTGCTGCGCGACCGGGCCTTCACGGCCTCGGGCCTGTCAGCCTTCGCGGCAGGCTGGTTCGCGCATGGCACGGTCGAATGGGCCTCCGGCGCCAATGCGGGACGGCGGGCCGAGGTGCTGGCCCATGATCTGGTCGACGGGCTTGCGATCCTGACGCTGCTGGAGCCGCCTGTGCGTGCCATTGGCGAGGGCGACAGCTTCATCGCCCTCGCGGGCTGCGACAAGCGGCTGGCCACCTGCAGCGCGAAGTTCGGGAACGTCGCGAGTTTCCGGGGCTTCCCGCATATCCCGGGCCAGGACACCATCCTGCGCTACGCCTCGCGCGATGGCGGCCACGACGGGTCTGTGCTGTGACAGCGCCGCGCGCTGCCGCCGATCCGGCGCTTGTCATCACCATTGCCCGCGCCTGGCTGGGCACACCCTACCACGACCAGGCGAGCCTGAAGGGCGTCGGCTGCGACTGCCTCGGGCTCGCGCGGGGCGTCTGGCGCGAGGTGGTCGGTCCCGAGCCGTTCCCGATCCCGCCCTACAGCCGGGACTGGGGCGAGATCGGGCCGCGCGAGGTGCTGGCCGAGGGCGCGCGGGGCATGATGATCGAGGTGGCGCCCACCGACACCCCGCCTGGCGCGCTGATCCTCTTCCGCATGATGCCCCGCGCCATCGCCAAGCATGTCGGGATCCTCACCGGGCCCGACACCTTCCTCCACGCCTATGAGCGGCTCGGCGTGATCGAGCAGGCGCTGACACCCACCTGGCGGCGGCGCATCGCCTTCGCCTTCCTGTTCCCGCAACGTTGAGACCCACACATGGCCACCCTCGTACTCGGCGTCGTCGGCTCCAGCATCGGCATGGGCTTCGGTGGCGCGATCCTCGGTCTCTCCGGTGCGGCCATCGGCGGGCTGATCGGCTCGACCGTGGGCTCGGTCATCGACAGCTGGGTCATCTCCTCGCTCGCCCCCACCCAGAGGATCGAGGGCGCGCGGCTGGAGAGCCTGCGCATCACCTCCTCGACCGAGGGCGCCGTGATCCCGCGGCTCTACGGGCGCATGCGGATCGGCGGCAACATCGTCTGGGCCACGGATTTCCGCGAGGAGACCCGGACCACGACCCAGCGCGGTGGGGGCAAGGGCGGTGGCGGCGGCAAGGTCCGGACGACGGAGTATTTCTACTATGCGTCGTTCGCCGTGGCGCTCTGCGAGGGCCCGATCACCGGCATCGGCCGTATCTGGGCCGACGGCAAACCGCTCGACATGAGCGGCATCACGATGCGCTGGTACCCCGGCGACGAGGCGCAGGCGCCGGACCCGTTCATCGCGGCGAAGATGGGCGCGGCCAATACGCCCGCCTATCGTGGCACGGCCTATGTCGTGTTCGAGGACCTGCCGCTTGGCGATTTCGGGAACCGGATCCCGCAGCTCTCCTTCGAGGTCTTCCGGCCGCTCGCCGATCCCGACACCGCCGAGGGGCTGACCCGCGCGGTCACCATGATCCCGGCCTCGGGCGAGTTCACCTATGCCACGCAGGCGATCCGCAAGACCACGGGCGGCGCCTTCGGCGGCACAAGCGGCGGCACGACCACCGCCGAGAACCTGAACGCGCTCCCCGACACTGCGGACATCGTGGTGGCGCTCGATCGGCTGCAAGCCATGGCGCCTGCGGTCGAGAGCGTCAGCCTCGTCGTCGCCTGGTTCGGCACCGACCTGCGGGCGGGCAACTGCCAGATCAGGCCCGGCGTCGAGGTGGCGGCGAAAGCCACGAGCCCCCGCGTCTGGTCGGTGAACGGCGTGGGTCGCGCTGCCGCCCATCTGGTCAGCCGGGGTCGCCTGCCGAACGCCACTGGTTCGAGTGAGGCAGGCGACGAGGACCGCCCTGTCTATGGCGGCACGCCTGCGGATTTCGCGGTGGTGCAGGCGATCCAGGAGATGAAGGCGCGCGGGCTGCGCGTCACCTTCTATCCGTTCATCCTGATGGACGTGCCGCCCGGCAACAGCCTGCCCAACCCCTACAGCGACAACGCCGCCGAGGCGGGCCAGCCCGTATTCCCTTGGCGCGGGCGGATCACCTGTTCTCCGGCAGCGGGCTTCGCGGGCACGGTCGACAAGACCGCCACTGCCGCCACGCAGGTTGCGAGCTTCTTCGGAGCCGCGACGCCGGCCAACTTCTCGGTCTCGGGCGAGACGGTCAGCTGGACTGGCCCGGCCGGTGACTGGGGTCTGCGCCGGATGATCCTGCACTACGCCCATCTCTGCGCCGCTGCCGGGGGCGTCGATGCCTTCCTGATCGGCTCGGAGATGCGCGGGCTGACGACGATCCGCTCGGGCGCCAGCAGCTATCCGGCTGTGCAGGCGTTCCGCGATCTCGCCGCGGCCGTACGCTCCATCCTCGGGCCGGGCACGAAGATCAGCTACGCCGCCGACTGGTCGGAATACTTCGGCCACCAGCCGGGCGATGGCAGCAATGACGTGTTCTTCCATCTCGACCCGCTCTGGGCGGACGCCAACACCGACTTCATCGGCATCGACAACTACATGCCGCTGTCGGACTGGCGCGACGGGTTCGACCATCTCGACGCACAGGCCGGCTGGCCCGCGATCCATGACCGAGGATACCTGCAGGCCAACATCGCCGGCGGCGAGGGCTTCGACTGGTTCTATGCTTCGGAGGCTGACCGCTCGGCGCAGATCCGGACACCCATTTCGGACGGCAGCGCAGGCAAGCCTTGGGTCTTCCGCTACAAGGATCTTCGCGCCTGGTGGTCCGAGCCCCACTTCAACCGTCCCAGCGGGGTGGAGAGCGGGATGCCCACTGCGTGGGTGCCGCAATCGAAGCCCGTCTGGTTCACGGAACTCGGCTGTCCCGCCATCGACCGGGGCACGAACCAGCCCAACGTCTTCTTCGACCCGAAGTCCTCCGAGAGTTTCACGCCCTGGTTCTCCCGCGGCTGGCGCGACGACGCGATCCAGCGCGCCTATCTCGAGGCGACCTATCTCTGGTGGGGCGAGGCCGCGAACAACCCCCTGTCCTCCATCTACGGCGGCCGGATGGTGCACGTCCCCGAATGCGCCGCCTGGACCTGGGACGCGCGGCCCTATCCGTTCTTCCCAGCACTCGAAGGTGTCTGGACGGACGGCCCGAACTGGCGGCTCGGTCACTGGCAGACGGGCAGGCTGGGCGCGGTGTCGCTGGCCGCCCTCGTGCGCCACCTCTGCCTGCGCGCCGGGCTGGCGGAAAGCCTGATCGACGTCTCTGGCCTCTGGGGTGCTGTCGAGGGCTATGTGATCGGGGCGCTGGAAAGCCCCCGCGCGTCGATTTCCACGCTGGCCCGCCACTTCGGGTTCGACGCCATCGAAACGGAGGGCGCGATCCGCTTCGTCATGCGTGGGCGGGCATCCAGCCTGACGCTCACGGTGGATGATCTGGTCGCCAGCCGGGAAGGCGAGGCTTTCGAACTGACGAGAGGTCAGGAGACCGAACTGCCCCAGGCCCTGAAGTGGCAGGTCGCCCGGGCCGACGAGGATTACGACGCCGCACAGGTCGAGGCGCAGCGGATCACGGNCCGGGCCGACGAGGATTACGACGCCGCACAGGTCGAGGCGCAGCGGATCACGGTGTCGGCGAGCCGTATCGCTTCCGAGGCCTTCCCGATGGCCGTCGCGCCCGAGGAGGCCGAGCGCCGCTGCCGCCGCGCGCTGATGGAAGCCTGGATCGGCCGCGAGACCGCGAGCTTCCGCCTGCCGCCCTCGCGCCTCGCGCTCGATCCGGCCGATGTGATCCGGCTTGTGCACGACGGGCGCAGCCTCGACTTCCGGCTCCTGTCCACCGCCGATGCCGAGGCGAGGGGCATCGAGGCGATCCGCCAGGACCGTGCCGCCTACGATCTGCCGCCGGGCGATCCACGTCCCGCCTCGCTTGCGCGCCCGCTGGTGCTGGTGGCGCCGGACGTCGCCTTCCTCGACCTGCCGCAGCTGACCGAGGACCAACCCGCGCACCGGCCCTTCCTCGCCGCCCATGCGCGGCCATGGCCGGGCGAGCTCGCAGTCTTTCGCAGCCCCGGCAGCGACGGGTTCGAGCTTCTGACCACCGTGCCCGCCCGGGCGCGGATGGGGGTGCTGGCCTTCGACCTCTGGCCGGGCCCGGTCTCGCGCTTCGATCTCGGCAATGCCCTGACGCTCGATCTGTTCACCGGCTCGCTGGAGAGCGTCATCGACCTGACGCTGTTCGGCGGGGCCAATGCGCTGGCCGTCGAGAGTGCGCCCGGCGTCTGGGAGATCGTCCAGGCGGGCGCGGCCGAGCTGATCGCACCGGGTCGCTATCGGCTGACCCGCCTCCTGCGCGGCCAGCGCGGCACGGAAGGCGCCATGGGCAATCCGGCTCCCGCCGAGGCGCGCGTCGTTGTCCTCGACAGCACGCTCGCACCTCTGCCCATCGCGCTGGGGGACATCGGCCTGCCGTGGAACTGGCGCGTGGGCCCGGCCACGCGGCCGCCCTCCGACGAAACCTATGTCGCGCAAGCCTTCACGCCCGCAGGTGCCGGGCTGCGCCCTTTCTCCCCGGTCCATGTCGAACAGCCTTGGCGGCAGGCCCGCAGCCCCGGCGACCTGACGATCCGCTGGACCCGCCGCTCCCGCGCGCTCGAGGCCGATGCCTGGGAACAGGTCGAGGTGCCGCTGGGCGAGGAACTCGAGGCTTACGAGGTCGAGATCCGCGACGGCGCAAGCGTGAAGCGGGTGCTGACCAGCGGCACGACCTCCGTTCTCTACACCGCCGCCCAGCAGACCGCCGACTGGGGCGCGCTGCTCGGCCCCGGCGACACGCTCGCGCTCCGCATCTTCCAGCTCTCGGCTCGCCTTGGGCGCGGCGCACCGGCCAGCGTCACGCTGCAGTTCTGATCCCCGGCATCGGGAACCCCACAGGATCGACCATGTCCGACACGACCACCCATCTCGGCCTGCCGTATCTCATGGCCGCGCAGGCGCAGAAGCATGTCACCCACAACGAGGCGCTGCGCCTGCTCGACGCCATGGTGCAGCTGGCCGTGCTGGACCGCACCCGCACCGCGCCGCCCGCCAGCCCCGCCGATGGCGACCGGCATCTCGTCGCCAGTGGCTCGACCGGCCTCTGGGCGGGCTGGGATCTGAACGTGGCCTTCCATGTCGACGGCGCGTGGATTCGGCTTGTCCCGCGCCCCGGCTGGCTGGTCTGGGTCGCCGATGAGGGCGCCTTCTTCGTCTGGTCCGGCTCCAGCTGGGCCAGCGTTGGCGAGCCGCGCGATGTGCCCGACAGCGTCTTCAGCCTGGTGAACGACGCCGATCCGACCAGGAAGGCCGTGTTCTCGCTGGCCTCGATCTCGACCGGCCAGATCCGGACCTACACGCTGCCCAACACCTCCTCGGAGCTGGCGATCCTTGCGGGCACGCAGACCTTCTCGGGCAACAAGACCTTCTCCGGCACGCTGACCGCCTCCGGGGGGACGGCGACCATCGGCACCTCCACCGGCACGGCCACCTATGGCGTCGGGACCGGGGCGACCACCAACGGCACCACCAAGACCGTGAACCTCGGCACCGGCGGTGCGTCCGGGTCGAACACCGTGGTCAACATCGGCTCGGCCACCGCTGGCGCGGGCGGGACCACCGTGATCAACACGCCCACCGTGACCTTCGCCAACAGCGTCACACAGGTCGCCATGCCCCAGGCGAACCTGACGGCCCAGCAGTTGGGCCTCGGCTGGGCCACCGCCGACGCCTTCAACCGCTTCTCGATCAACACGCCCGCGATGCTGTTCAACCACGCCGGCAACGGGATCGAGGCGACCTTCAACAAGAACGCCCCCGGCGACGACGCGGCCTTCGCCTTCAAGACCGGCTTCTCGGCGCGGGCGCTGATCGGCCTCCTCGGCAACGACGACTTCGGCTTCAAGGTCAGCCCGGACGGCTCGGCCTTCTTCGACGCCATCCGCATCGACCGCGCCAGCGGCCGGGTGGAACTCCCCGAGCCCATGGTCCTGCCCGGCCGCGCCACCCCGCCCGATCCGCCGCCGGCGGGCCGCATCCATCTCTACGCCCGCGACCGGGCGGGGTCGGCCTGGCTCGAAGTCATGCGCCCCTCGGGGCGGCTCTTTCCGCTGCAGCCGCATTTCGGGGTGAACCGGATAGCCACATGGGCTCCCTCGACCAGCACCACCGTCAACGCCAATGGCATGCCGCGGACCGCTGTCGGAACGACTTCAACCCCTACACTGGCCACGACCAACCTCTCCACCTCCATGCGCCGCTGGCGGATGACCAGCGCGGCCACGGTAGATGCCGCGGCCGAGGAACGCTCGGCCGGCTGGGTCTGCTGGCGCGGCAATGCCGAGGGTCTCGGCGGCTTCACTTATGTGAACCGGCTGTCGCTGACGACGCTGCAGCCCACCGGCATGGGGTTCTTCGGGCTGATGGGCTCCACCGCCGCGCTGGCCACCACGCTGCTCCTGAGCGCGGTCGTCAACGCCATCGGCATCGGCTTCCAGCGCGGCACCCACGCGAATTGGCAGATCGTCCACAACTCCGGCTCTGGCGCGCCCACGCTGGTCAACCTGGGCGCGAGCTTCCCAGTCGATGCCCCGACGAATGTCCTGACGCTCTTCCTCTACGCCGCCCCCAACGCGACTTCCGTCTGGGTCCGGGTCGTCGAGGAAGTCTCCGGCGCCGTCGCCGAGGTCGAGATCACCGCCAACCTCCCCGCCGCCACCCAGCTCCTGAGCCCCCGCAACTACATGAACACCGGCAGCACCGCGGCTGCGGTCGCCTACGACTGCTCCGGCGTCTACGTCGAAACGGATTACTGA